AAGTGAATAATAAAGCACCTATATAAACAAATGCTTTTACAAATACATCACTTAATATAATTCTTTCTATAAGTTTTTTCATAATACTTCTTCTAAAATTTGTGTTTCCCATTGCTCAATAATATCCGCATCTATCAGTTCTACAATGTTTGTTTTGTCAATTAATACTTCTGTAATAAAAGCATCTGGTTGTCTAGGAGCTGTTTGATAATCTCCGTCACACCCTTCGTCTAAAGCATATACAACTTCAAACTCTATATCTTCGTATTTAATTAAAGTAGTTTTTTCCATTTGTTTTGTTTTTAAAAGGGAGGTTTTACCCTCCCCTGTGTTATTATTCTAATTCTTGTTTTGCTTCTAATAATAATTTAGCTGCTCTCATCATCTTGTCGTTTGCTCTATTAAATTGTGCAGATACAGGATTTCTCTCCTCTGCATTGTATTTTATATCGAAAGTATAATCTTCAAGCATATTAGTAAGTGTTCTGAAAAATATTTGTTCTTTGTTTTCGTTAAGTGTATTTAATTTATTCATAATGTTTTGTTTTTTAAATTATACTGCTAATATACAACTATTTTTAATATAATTAACATTTTTTAATAAAATTTTTAATTTTTTTTTATCTACCTCTGTTACTGAATAGTATATTTTCCAAAATTAGGTCTTGATAATATAGCAGAAGTAATATATCTCAAGGCATCGCAAATGTGATTGTGTGCATCTACAGGTATATTAGTTAGCTTACCGCTTTTGTCCTCTTTCCATTTATAATTTCTAAATTCTTGTATAGCATTATTACTGTCTTTTGTTATATGTAGCTTATATCGTTTTAGTAAATCAATTCCTGCGTTAATACTATTATGTCCTTTTATACTGGGTCTTATATTCCATCCAGAACGCCTTAAGAAGTCGTTTAAGCGCGGTTCTGCTGAATCGGCATAAATTATATCTTTTCCGATATTAAGTTGCTTAAAATGGTTGTGTATATCTTCTGCGGTCATTAATGTCTTGTATAGATGCTCTTTTATATATAAGTTATGGTCTTTTTTATAAACTGAAACGTGAGCTGTCACATCGTTTACATAGCCATAATCTACACCTCGTCCTATAAATTGTGCTTCTAATGGTATTTTATCTACTTCAATATAATTAAATATTAATGCTTTGCTTAATGCTCTTTCTCCTAGTCCGTATATTCTCCAGTATTCTTCATCTGTTTCTTTTAATCGCTCTATCTCTTTTTTTATACTTTCTTCTAAAAAAGGATTATCTAAATAAGATGTTTGAAAGAAATCGCAGTCATCTCTAGGTATTATGTCATCGTAAATAAAATGAAAGCTGTCTGACGGATTAAAATCTCCTATAACTTTTTCTTCTGTTCTAAATAAGATTTGATTCCATTCTTCTTTTGATATTTCATTTATCTCATTAAAAAAACATAAGTGTCTTTTACGACCTCTTAACTTCTGCGGTTGGTCTAAACTTACAAACTCTATTAAATTACTGTCTAATCTATATTCAGAATTTGTCTTATTATGATTTGCTTCACTATACATATCTGTAGCTTGTAGTATGTCAAGGAAATCACGCATAACTGTAGCTCTTAATGCAGGGTATGATTTTCTACAGATTGTTATTATCTTATTAGAATTATTTGCACAGTAGTCAAAGATTATCCATAATAGGATATTATATGTTTTCCCGCTTCGCGTCCCGCCCTGCTCTATTATTATTTTTTTGTCCGATTGTAATAGATGCTTGTAAACTATATTAGTTTTTATCTGCATTGACTATTTTAACTTCAAAAGATTTCTTTTTATTATCGTGTTTAATCTCTTGCTTTGTGCCATTTAATCTATGAGCTTCTTCATCGCTACTAATCATTTTCATAGCTGCTATTTGTAAAACAGGGGAAGCATCTTCACTTATCCAATTATTTAATAGTTGTACTTTCTTACTGGTTCTATTTTCTTCTATTCCCTTTTTTATAGCGTTCGATTCGTTCAGTTTTAGGTCATAAAAAGTAGTTTTACCACAAGGTAAATATGCGACTAAATGTTCAATAAACATTATATTATGTTTCTTTATTGCTTCAATAGATTGTCTTTCAAGTTCTTTTATATCGTATGCCATATGTATATATCGAAAAATAAATCAAATTTTAGTCAGTTGTTTCTAATTCTTTTTCAGCCATTGTATTTACAATTAAAGCGAGTTCGTCTATGTCTTTATTGCATATGTAGTTTAGCTTGAGTTTTATAAGTTCTCGTTTCGCTTCATTGTTTGCTTTTCCTAAATCAGTAGTGATACAATTAAGCCACTCAAGTAAGTTCTTATTATAGTATCTGTATATGTCCCAGTTTTTAATACTGTGCAATACTGTAGTATGGTCTGAAGATTTGCCATTAGCTATGTAGAAGTTTTTTATGTCGTGCAAGGTAAACTTCTCATACTTGTATAATATAATTGAAAGTAATGACCTTGCTTCTATATGTTCTAGCTTTCTTGTGTTTTTAAATACATCTAGGTTTGCTAATTTGTTTACTTGGTTTGCTATTCTCATAGCTCTTTTAGTATTTACTTTTTTCTTTTTTCTCATAATATTCTTAATTGACTTTGATGTTCTTTAATTCGTTTCTGTGCAGCTTCATAATAATCTTTGTCTATTTCGTAACCTGTCAAATCATAACCGAGATTATGACACGCTATTGCGATGCTTCCACTTCCTAAATGAGTATCTAATATTTTATTATTCTCATTTGCATACTTCATTAATAACCATTCATAAAGTTTTACTGGTTTTTGAGTTGGGTGTATTCTTTCTCCTCCGTTATTATTTGCATCTTGCAACGCAGCACCTCTAGGCATCGTAAATATTCTTAATGCTTTATTAAAAGATGTCCACGCTAATTCTCCATCCGCTAAAGAAAAATCTCTTTGACCTTTATCCCAGAGAATCCATCCCATACTTGGTTTTAAATATTCGGTCATATAATTACCTCCCCATACTATTTGATTTTTAGATATTCTAAATAACTGTTTAAAATATTCAGGAGTAGGAATGTCTTTATCCCAATCTGTTTCTTTATATTTTTTATAACCCCATTTTTTTCCTCCTGCATTTTGAGCTTTATCTGCACCAATACCATAAGGAGGGTCAACTATTGCCAAGTCAAATTGATTATCTGACATTTCTTGCATAGCTTCCATACAATCCATATTATAAATGTTTATCATAGTACGCCTGTTATAATGTAATCGTCTAGGTCTGCACCATTGACAAAAAATGTTTTGTATATGTCTACTGCTTTTTTAGTTAGTTCTTCTCCGTCTTTATAAAACTCCTCGCTACATTCAAATATACCTATGTCTAAACTTCCCTTGTCTACTACAAGAAATTTAAACTGCTCGTAAGTAACATCAAAGAGCTGACAATATATATAGCATTGTACACTATATAAATATTTCTTTGCAGAGTGATAAAAGTTCTTTATACCTCCGCTTGTTGTCTTTAGGTCTACTATACCTTTATTACTTAATACATCTGCTTTACCTCTAAATGGAAATCCGTATATGTCGCCTATTGCAGGTACTTCAAATTCACAGTTAGTTATGAGTTGTAATGCTTGTTCGTTTCTGAATATCGCATCTGCTACTTTCTCTGCGTTTTGTTTTTCTACTCTAGTAAATACTTGACCGTGTTTAGCCACAGCTTCTTTATATGCTTTTGTATTCTTACTCGCTACATCTACAAATATTTGTTCTTGAAACTTGTCTGGTTCTAATACTGCAAGATGTACAAGTGAACCATCTCTTAATGCTTGACTTTCTGGACTTCCATACTCACTCACATAAGCATATTTTTTAGGACTGTCTAATAAGAGTTTTAAAGAACTGCTACTTAATGCTAGTTGTCCTAACGTATCATAGTAATAGCTGTCATCATACATCTTTTTAAGTACGTCCTGTTTCTTATAATTCTTTTGGTCTAATAGTTTTATTTGCATTTGTTTTTCCAATTTTTATAAAATTCTTTATTATCATTAAACTTTCTTTCTCTGACACCTCTAATATCTAATACAGATATACCAGTTTCTTCTGCAAATTGCCTTCTTACTTTATTTTTTTCCCAATATTTATTTTCGTTTAATTCATTGTCATACCACAAATAATAATCTTGAGTATATTTTATTCTGTATAATTTCATTGTTTTGTTTTTAGTGTTTTATCATTTTTAAATATTACTTGTTCTGCTACTCTAGCTCGTTCAGCCCACTTGATTTTTTCATTATTAACTTCATCTTCTCGTGACTGTAGTATATGATTTTCTGTTTCTAGCATATTAGTATATAGATACATTTGATTTATGTTTCCTATAAGATTTGCTATTTGTTTCTTTTTCGCACCTGTAGATTTCTCGTATGCTTCCTTTAGAAAGTAACCTATCATATTAAAATTACTTTCATATACTTGCTTCTGTACTATAGTCATTGTTGTATAATTAAGCTAACAATAATTGCTATAGTAAATATTATAAATGCAAGTTCTATTGTCTTATAACATTCTTGATTCTTTTTAGGGTCACGCCCTTGATTACTTCGATACTGTCTTTGTTTTTTCATTTTAATTTATTTGTTTTTAAATTGAGTTGAGCATACTGCTAGTCGCTGTTCTTTGTCAGGGTATTCATTTACCATTATTTTATCTGACATACATCTTACAATAAAATCTTTTCTTGATTCGTTTGCTTTTGGTTTTGGTATAGGCATAATTAACAATTTTTGATAAATATATAAAATTATTCTGGAACGACAATACTTGCCATTGATTCGTCCAATAAATAAACTTTCTTTAATACTTTCTTCTTTGTCCATAGTGTAGTGTCAGGACAATATAATTCTTTTACTACAGGCATCTCTAAATAGTTTAACCAGAATAAATATGTAGCTTTAGGGTCTGCTACTAAATATAGCTTTACTATTTCTTCATCCATCTTCATTAGTGCATCGTACTTGTCTTTTTCTAACAACTTGTCTGAATAATATTTATTTCTAAATTTCATTTCAATTACGCACTCGTGACCTTTAGGCGTTAAACCTTTAGCGTCATAATGTTCAAAGCCACCTCCTGACCATTCAAGTTGCCAATCCTGAAACTCATTCATAAACGTAACTACGGTCTGCTCAAACTTATGTATTCTTTCTATATCCAAGCTCGTATAATTCGTTTATTTGTTTAATCCAGTTATTCCATTGTTTCGGACTGCATCCGCAAGGTAAATAAAACTTATGCGAGAAATACTTACTATGAATAGTTGCAATTAGTTCTTGTTCTTTACGACTAATCTTATTACTCTTTACAGCTTTGAACTGTGTCCACTTGTCGTATTCTTCTTTATTTAGTTTCTGTTCCATCTCTTGTGATTCCATTTAGATAGTTTTTTCGTTCTTCACACCCGCAACTGTCATAGCCAAGTTTATTAGCTACCCAAGTTGCTATAGCTTTGCCCTTACCTAAAGTAATGACATTTATTATTATTTCTAATTTATCTCCTAGTTTCATATAATTTATTTTTAGTAGCTAAATATTTTATATAGTCATATTGTTTCTGGCTTAACTTCTTGTTCACTTGAAAATAATTACAGCATAACTTCAAAAAATCTATCTCTTTTAATTTAAAATTTTTATTTTTAAGCATATCTAATATATAATTGTATTGCTTTAAAGATAGTTGATAATATGCTTTGCCTCTAAAATATTCTTTAAAAGTATAAGTTTTATCTTCATATGGGTCAATATACCCTCCAAGACCTAAAGGTTTTTGTCTTTCTTTTTTTATTTCAAAATTATATACATCTAAACTTTTTTTTATTTGTTCTACTTCTTTTTCGTCTAAATGAAACCACTCGGTATTATTAGGTAAAAGTTTTTTTCTGGGTTTTAATTTACCAAATATATATTGCTTAACATTTTTACATTTATATTTCTTTTTGATTTCAGTTTCAAAGTCAAATGTATTTTCTAAATATTTTTTATAAAGAACTTTTAATTCAAAATCAATATCTTTTTGTAAACTTTGTTTTCTTTTCTTTACATTATTAGATATTCCTATTTTGTAATAATGAAAGTCGAAAGAATCCTTAAAAGTCATAATATATAAATATCGATTCATAATATTTCTTTTATCGGAATACAAATACCTTTACTAGTATTATTATCGCCTCCTCTTTTATCAAATTTAGTTCCTATATATTTTCTGCAAATATCTTTTAGTTTGTCTGTTGCTATTAGTATTATTTTTTCTTTGCTTAATACAAATGCATACCAGTCGCTTTGTGTCGTAGCGATTCCACTTGGTTTGTTTCTTGATTCATATTCAATATATATATTACCAGTATCTTTAAATTGTAAATCTGTTTTGACTTCTATTTTTTTATTAGCTAATATATCGTTTAAATACTTTTCGCCTAACTGACCTAATTGTAAATCATATTTAAAATCGCTATTAAAATTCATAAATGCTCTTTTAGTTTTTGTTTTACTTTATTATAAGTATTGTATAATGAATAATAACTTATATCGCTTTTTCTTGATAGTTCGCTTATTGATTCTCCAGAGTTTATAATGTCAAATACTTTTGCATCGTACCAACGCATCTCTTTTAATACCTTTTGTATTTTATTATATGCTTCTTCATAATTCGCATTATCGTCTTGTGACATATCTATTCCTTCAAGCTCAACTAATTTTACTTTACATTTTTTTCTCATTAAATCAACCCATAAACCTTTTAGTATTCTAAATACATAATAATAGTTTACATCTTCTTCATAACTAAAATCAATTCCTTTTTGTTGATTCTTAATTAATAACAAATACATTTCTTGTACTATGTCTTCTACTTCAGTTTGTTTTAAACTTCCGAATGTAGATACTATATCAATCCATCTATCGTGTTTCTTATATGCTATTTCTACTAGTGTTTTCAAAATGGTAAATTCATTTGTTCTATTATTGTACTGTTTATTGCTTGACTTTCTCCTATTTTAAATCCTACATTGTTTATAATAGATTTAATTTTTATAGGTGCGTCTATTGGTGTAGGTCGTCCTCCTGTATCAATTTCTTTAACTTTTCTAACGTGTATCATTGAATACATCCAGTCAGTAGGATGCTGAATATACCTATGAATACAAATAAAGTCATCTGCTCTATTGACAAACTTACCGCCTCCTTCTACGTCACTAGCCATAGGAGGAATAGGATGTCCTGCGTAATCTTCATTTTGATTATGCTTTTTTCTTAATGCTTCTGTAGCTGCGTGAGTACATAACCATATTGCTACATTATGCTTTTTGCAAAATACTCTAAATTCGCTTGTAGCTTGATAATCGTAATCGTGACCTGAAATACCTTTTAACGTATCTCTGTCTTTTACTAGAGAATTATAAGGGTCAATTAAAAATCCGTCAAAGTGCCAAGCATCTTTAATAACAGTAGCCAAGTCAATAAGCGACCTATAAGTATGCAGCTCGTTACAATCAATAAACTTAAAGTGATTAAATATGAACTCTTGGTGTTTAGTAAATTCTTCATCTGATATTTTGTTTATAGGTTTGACTGACATAAACTCAATAAGTTTCTTAATAATACTATAAGGTTCGTTCTCACTAGAAAATACAAGCCACTTAATATTATGCTTTATTGAATATAATAACATAAAAAATAAAGTAACTGTAGTTTTACCTGAATTGGCGTGACCTAGTATAATATTAAAATTCCCAAACTTAAACCTAAAAAATTGGTCTATATCTGGGAATCCTAAAGACAATCCTTCTTTGACTTTGCCAGTCCTTATATCGTGTATCTTACTTATCTGGTCATCAAAATTAATCAGCATCTTTTTCGGTATCTCTAACTAAAATTAATAAAATTAAATAACCTACTAAATCATATAACGTATCTTCTGTCTTGTCATTAATGCCCTTGTTTTTTATTCTCATTAGCTTGTCGTCTAGTCGAGCTTTAATCGCTTCTTCTGCTCCTAGCTTTGAAAATATATTCACAGGGTCTTGTGCAGTATTGCCATATGCTTTGTTTTTAGCTAATAGCAATTCAGTTAAATGGTTAGTTATTTGTCGTATCTGTTGCTCCATTAAAAAGGTAAATCTTGTACTACTTCTCTATCTGGATTATGTTGAGCATTTGTCACAGCTTCTTTTACTTCTTTTACTATAGGAGTGTTAGATTCTATTCTCCATCCTACAATACTATTAAAGTATTTTACTTCGCCCTGCGGACTTGTCCACTCTCGACCTCTCAAGTTTATATCAATACTTACACTATCGCCTACATTGTATTCGTCTAATAAATATGTCTTTTCTTTTGTAAAGTCAAGTTGTAAAGTTTGTGGGTACTGGTCATCAGTTGTTAATACTAATGGTCTTACTCTAAAGTTATTTGCAAACTCTTTAGTTTCTCCTATTGATTTAATCGTTCCTGTTAATTTCATTTTAATATGTCGTTAAATTGGTTAGTAAATTGTTCTACTTCGTCTAGTTTAATTTTACCAGAACTTGCTAATTCTATAGCTCCTTTAAATGCTACTTGTCTTAAAATACTATTATGAGTATCATTTGACGTTACAGGTTTGTCTTGTAAGTAAACAAGTTTTGCAGTTCCGTATTCTTCGTTAGTGATTTCGTAATCAATAACATCGCCTACTTTCTTTTTAAATTCTCCTTTTGAAAGAAAAGTATAAGCGTTACCATTTGCGAGAAAGACCTCGCTTTTTGTAAAAGTACCGTGTTTTAGTTGTGCAGTACCTTTTGACCTAATGTCTGTAATTTTACTTTGCATAGTTAAATATAATTAATTTTTTGTTTCTAAATAATTCTCTGTTTCTAGTTCTTCTAAAATTTCGTTCTTTGCGTGAAGTAATCTGTTTTTAATTTTTAAGTTTTCGATTTCTTCATTTTGTTTAGCAACGTGTTTAGTCAAGAAATTTATTCTATTATGTAGACGTTCAATTTCTTTGTTAAATTCTTCTTTACTTAAGTGTAGTGTCATTGTAAGTTTTTAAGTGTGTTAATTCTATCATTGTAGCTATTGTATCTAAATAAGTTTCTTCAGATACATCTCCTGACTTATATAATCTAGTAGCGTGTTCTAGTAATCTATAGTCAGATTCAATTAAAAGTTTTTGTAATCTATTCATAGTAAATGTTTTATTTTTTACTAAACTAATTAAAAAAAGTTAATAAATCAAGTGTTTATATAAAAAAAAGGGGAAAAATTAATCTCCCCTCTTAAAAACAAAACACTTACCGAATATTTAGGTTATAAAACCTATTAGATAAGAACTTACAAAGATAGTCGTTTATTCTCTATTTCCAACTTATTTTTAAAGTATTCCACCTTTTCGTGCAGGTCAGTCATACTAAACTTCACTACTTCTTTTGACTTATTATAAAGTCGTTTAGAAAGACCTTTTGATTTTTTATCTAATGCTAAACTAAACTGATACTGACGACCATATCTAAAACGATTACAGTATTGACATTGTGCAGCTACGTTTCTTTCGTCCCAACGTACTGACATTTCTTTGCGAGATATAAAATGACCTGCGTCTAATTCGTTCCACTTAAACTCTCTTTGACAAGTTATACATTTACAGAACCCTTTTTTATCTGCATCTCTTTTGCGTATGTATTCGCTAAATATTCTGTCAAGTTTGTTTATAAGACCTTTACGACTAATCTTTCTCATTTGTCCATTGCTCTTAAAAACTGTTCGCCTGTTGCTTTGTCAAGAGTTTTAATAGCTAGATATATTTGTCTACTTTGTTTTTTAACTTCTTGTTTGTCTTTTTTTGTACTGTCACTACCTAAATTAGCATATAACGTAGAATCCAATTCTAGCAACCTATCTATTTTGCCTTTGTCACTTACTCTTTTATAATTAAGTATTTTGTCTATCATAAATGTTAACATATTGTCAAATATATAAAATTAGAATTAAAAGAAAAGAAAGAAAAAGGACAAAAAGAAAGAAAAGAAAAAGTCCCCCTAGAAAAACAAAATTCAAATTTATCTGTTCCAACAAGCGTCCATCTTTATTAGGGTCTTGAAGTTTAGCTATAAGCGAAAACAAATATATAAATTATTTTGAATACGCTTTGTATAGCATAAATTTTACTAATACAATTAAAAGTATTATTGTCCATACGTTTGGGTGTGCTTCTCCGCACATTCCTAAAAAATGTTCTATTGCGTTCATATTATTTACCTTGACCTTTATATCTTTTCAAATAGTTTTTTGATGCTTTTACTTTAGAAGATTTAGATTTAGCGTGTATGCCTTTTCTTTTGCGCTTATTTGACTTGTATATGTTTACTACTAGCTTTGCCATTATTGTTTTCTTACTTTTTCAATACTACGACCTCCAAAATAAGCACCTATTACAGTAATTAAAACGAGTTGTAATAAGTCAGTCCATTTTTCTTCTACATTGAATTTTAAAGAACCTGAATCTATAAATACCATCAATACAGTAGTAACTATTAAAAATACTAACACTAAAGGTCTAACAGAACGAGTAAGCCAGTTTCCGTGTTCTAAATCTGCTTTCCATCTTTCAGTAACATTATGCTGCATATCTTGTTCAGCTTTTATAAATACTTCTGTCATCTCTTTTTCAAACCTTGCTTTTTCTTCTTTACTAAAAGTATGCTTGTCTATTATTCCAGATATTTTTTCTGCTACACCACCTGCAGCACCTCCAAAGATTTTAGCTAGTATTTCTTTCATTATGTTATATCAATGTATTTAGTTTTACCTTCATCTCTAACAGCTTTTAATATCTTGTTTCTGTTTTTATCTTCACTAACATATGAAACGTGTACCCAGTCAGGATTATCTTCATTACCAAATTCCCATATCATTTGGTCAAAATCTAAATTATCCTTTATGTAATTAAACATCTCTTTATTTGTTTTGTGTCCGTATATATCGTCAATATCAATAGCACGTCCTTGACAATGTTGTGAGCGTGAAGAACCTCCTATAGCTTCATTTAAAGCAGTTGAACGATAAAAAGAATTTATTTTAATTGCACCACCGACCCATTCTCTCAAAGGTTCAAATACTTTTTCTGCTACTAACTTCATATTACTTAAACTATCTCCATTAGGCGTATTATCTATTCCTAATCGTAAAGCTGTAACGCTTTTAGTTGCTTCTTTCTCTGAAATATGTTTGCTAATCATCTGTACTTATTCTTCTATATTTAGAACTGTCTATTGCTTCTTGCATTTCTTCTACAGGTGCTTTTATTGTTAAAGAAATATCAGCATCCCATCTTCCTACTAAACTGCTTCCTTTATATATAAATATAACTGGCACAGCTTTTATTTGACGTTTAATGCTTGGTTGTTGGTCTTCTAATAACGCCTTGATTATCCTTGCACCCTTAATTTGATTTAGCTGCTTATAATCATTTTTAGAGTTCCAAGAACTATTAATATGCAGAACTGTATATTCTTGACTACTCGCTATAGCATATACAAACAACGCAATTAGGACAATTAAATTTTTCATCTCTGTATGATTTCATATAATTTTTCGTCTATTTTATCTAACTTATTGCTGTTTTCCTCAACTTGCTTTGCTGTATTTTCGATTGTTTCACGGATTAACTGGTCTTTCAAATCGTATTCAGTTCGTGATATGCTAGGTTCAGGAAGTAGTTTAGCTTCTTCTATACCTGCGTTTAGGTCGGTGTACATTAAAGCAAGTGAAACAGCCCCTGCTATTACGATACCAATGGTTCTTAAATCCAGCGTTAGCTTTGTGTTTTCACTTACTTCGTTTTTCATAGTATTAACTTTTATTTTCTTCTTTAATTTCTTCATAAGAACCATCTTCCAAGTTGATATTTATTTTACCATACTTTTCTTCTAGCTCTTTTTTAAACTTATTTTCTTCCTCTTGAATACCTGCCCACAAATGTAGTAATCCGTGTTTCTGTACTTCAAGCTGTCCCAAGTCGTGCTTAATAGCAGCGAACTTCTTTTGTGATTCTTGTAATTTTTCTAATTCTTCTTTAGTAATTTTTGACATTGTATTAAATTTAAATTTCTATAAATATATTAAATTAATCCCAGTTAGGTCTTAATGTTTCATCTACTGGGTTTATTTGTAATTCAATTTGATTATCTAAATTTTCTTTCATCGCTTCAACATCTAATCCTGCTTCTAACCAAGCGACTACATCTTCTTTAGTTAAGTCAGCATAAGGAATAAAGTTGTCTGGGTCATAAGTCACACCTAACGTACCTATTGAACTTGCTGTGTGTTCTCCGTTCTGTGCAATATAACTCCAATGTACTGTGTAGATAACATCGCTATTATCTCCGTCTTGAATTTTAGCGTCTAACGCATTAATTTTCCAATTATAAGTATTTGCCATAATTAATTATTTTCTAATATTTCGATTCTTGCTTTTAATTCTTGTATTGATTTTAATAGTATAGGCACAAGTTTAGAATAATCTACTTGTTGCATTTGTTCTCCGTCTTTTTCTCCATTTACTGCTTGAGGTATAACTTCTTGCAGTTCGTGTGCTTTAACTCCGTAGCTTCTTGTTTTGTCTGACTTCCATTCAAAGTCATATACGTTTATATTATTTACTAGGTCTAATCCATTAAAATCTTTATAGTCATCTTTTAATCTATAGTCAGAACTTGTATTAAAAGCCGTTGCACTTCCTGAAGTATGTATGCTTCCAACTTCTCCGTTTGCATTATAATATATCTGTACTTTTGTTGTAGTTGTACTTGGTGCTGATTGTTTTAATCGCATTAATGTACCAGAAGTTTCAAAAGCTGCACCGCCTCCAGAACCACTTGGTACACTTGTACAATTCATTAAAACGTTGCCTGAATTTATAAAACTTGAAGCATTGTTTTCTCCTGCAAATCTGACTGTTTCAACATTACTATCATATAAACTTAATCTACCTTCATCTCCAGTACCCCCGTGTACTAATTCTCCTACTTTATTTCCATTTGAATGATATACATCTAATCCTTTATTTGAGCCACTTGTCCCTTTTATAGATAGCATATTAGTAGGCGAAGTTGTGCCAATTCCTACGTTTCCTGCATTTGTTATTCTTAATTGTTCCTTTAAGGGTGTAGATGCACCTTGTTGAAATGTATAAAATGCCAATCCAGTAAAAGCACCATTATCGATTTCTGTAACTGATGCTATTCTGCCACCAACATTTCCAGTATTATTGACCGAAGGGTCATTAGAACCAAAGTCAATTTGTGAATTAATTTCTCCAGCAGAGGTTACGGTAGAATTTCCACCCTCAACTTTTAATACACCAGTAACCCCATTAGCTGCTTTTATATGCAAAAGATTTTCAGGCGAATCAGTTCCAATTCCTACGTTTCCAGCAGCATCAATGTCCATTAAAGATGCACCAGAGTTTCCATTTCTAAAACTTAAAGTTGTTGTAGAATTTACATTTGATTTACCAATGCTAAAATCATATCCTGGTGTTGAACTAAAAAAGATACCGCCAAAAGTTGTATTAGATGCTGTTGCTTGTGAATTTCTTAATGTCAAAATTGCTCCACTTGTTGCCACAGGAGTATCTTTAACGTGTAATTTACTTGTAGGACTTGTTTCTCCAATTCCTACGTTACCTGAACTGTCTATAGTCATTCTTGTTGCAGAATCATCTTTAAATGTAAAATTTTGAGCTAATAAAGTTAAAGGTCTTGCATTTCCTCCCCCTGTTTCTACTGCTCTAATTGTTCTTGCACTTGAAATATAACCTATATCTATTGCTGATGCAGTACCAGAATCAACTGTAAATCTTGTTAAACCTGAACTGTCTAAAACAATTCTATCTACATTTGCTGTTCTATCTTTTATTACAAATAAACCTGCTGAATCTGACTCTAACCTGTATGACCTACCATTTGTTGATGTATTAGTCATATCCATTTCGGTAGCAATTCCTGACAATGTTAATGTATTAGCTGATGCTGTAGTTGAACCTATTGAAACCCTTCCGTTTGAGTGTATACGCATTCTTTCTGTAGCACCTGTGCCTGTACCAAAAGTTAATGGAATGTCTGCAAGTGTTTGAAGTTGAACTATGGTAGCACTTGCATTTAATTCTCCGTATCTTGTTCCATTTTGACCTAAATCAATTCCAGAATAAGAAGTTCCATTTATCTGTAACTTAGCAATACCAGTTCCTCCTATACCAACACTTCTACCATAAAATCTACCAAATATATCTCCGTCTGTAACTCCTATACCTACATCCCCTGAACTGTCTATACGCATTCTTGGTGCATTATTAGTACCAAAAGTTAATGGATGGTTTGATATTGCAGTTAAATTTAATCCTCCAGTATCCATTGCCAAATACCCTTTAGTAGAATCTGTAAAACCTGAAAGCCATATACTTGAACCTGATGATGGATTACTTACTTCTAAAGCTGTATACCCACTTCCTACTGGTCTTGGCGAACTCGTCCCGATCCCTACGTTTCCAGTAGATGTTATACGCATTTTTTCAGAGCCATTAGTATACATTTCCATTACCTCTGATCTTCCACCAATATACACGCCTGAACCACCCGTATTTTGAAAACGTATAAAACATCCAGTTCCAGGAGCGTTTAAGTGTA